GCGCCGGCCCCAAGCACGACTACTACACCCCCCTGCGGGATGACAACAGCTTTTCGCTGCCGCGGGTTCTGGCTTTGTGGGATGAGCGCGACGGGCGGCGGGGGGGGGGGGGGGGGGTGCCCTGGGCCGGTGCTACACGTCAGACGCCCTTCTGCTGCAGACGGGCCTTGAGCTCCTGCAGCTGCGCAGGGGTCAGGCTGTCCAGCCTGTCGAGCAGACTCTTCCGCTTGACCCCCGCGCCATCGACCGTGATGTTGGCCGCAGCGACGGCAGCGCGCAGCGCCTGCGAACGGGACACGGACAGGATGAACGACGGAGGGTTCCGCCCGGTGCGGATCGAGAAGGCCCGCATCCCGACGAAGTTCTTGTCCGACTTCAGCGCCGACTCGGCCGCAGAGAGGTCCATGTACAGACCGGAGACCTTCGGAAGCGTCGGGTCGCGCTTGACCTTCGGCGCCTTCGGAGTCGCAGCAGCAGCGGGAGTCGCGTTCTTGCTCGTAGCCATCTTCATTCTCCTTGAATGGTAAAGGTTGGTCGAAATTGCATCGCTAACTTGCGTAGATCCTGGTCATTTGACACCACAGCGGCATCGACCAGCTTCTTCAGATCGTCGCCCAGAGCTTGCGTGTTTTTCTTGATGATCTGATTCATCACGGTAACCTTACAGAGCTCTTCAAACTTGAGAACGTTAGTTAAACAGCACGTTCTTAGCTCGAACTGCCCTGCTGCAGCTGCCTCCAGTATGAACTGGGACTTGCAATCACCGCAGATCAGGATCACGTCAGGCCATCCTCATGCTCCTTTTGTTAATTGGGTTCTTTGGGTTCACACGTCGGATGCGTCAGATCAGGATCGGGAATCGCAGCCTACCAGCGCCGCGCCGGGTGAGAGTGAAATCCGACTGGATCGAACCCCCCTTCACCAGCTGCGCGACCACACGCGACACCTTCGAAGGGGACCACCGAAGCGCTCGCGCTACGTCAGCCTTCGAGGACGCACCGTCCGCGATCACTCGAAGGGCCTTCGAGTGAAGGATGGCTTCATCGCGCTTGATTCGCAGGGCGGGCATCCCATGCCCGCGATCCTTTAGCTTTGTGAAGGGTCGGGGACGCTTTGGAGGTTTCGGTCGGGCCACGGTCTTACTCCTACCAGTTTCACTCACAACGCGCCAAACTGTACCACCTATCCACCCCTGGCGCTACAGGAAAATCGTCAAAACTCCAAAATTCTTAAAGATTTCATGTAACCCCAGGGATCCCCATAGCGTCGCCCCCGCTCGACCCCATAGCAAGGTAGAGCGCCACCGAGGCATCCTGTACCTGCGGCTCGTAGCGCGTCGCGCCAGGGGAAGGGCAGATACGGTACAGGTCGTCGAGCACAGCGTTGCGCTCCTTGTAAAGGAGGAGCCAGCCCAGAAGGTGAAGCGCGCAGTCCTGGGCGATAGGAACCTCCCCTACCTTATACAAGCCACTTACAGGGTAGGCGATGTATTTCCGGCCACTATTAATCCCCTGGGCAGTACACATAGCGATCAACTTCGCTGCGACTTCATACGGCATCAACGTGTAATTTGCGCACCAGGCGATCCCGGTCCCATGAACGTACATCGCGTACATGTCCTTCACGCTCTTCAGGGCATAGTCACGAGCAAGTTTCTTCACCAAACCGTCGTCGCTCAACAACGAGTCTGACGCGATAAGCGCCAGACTCGTTGTTCGCATCGCTTTCTGCCACATGTACTCGCCGTGGCACTGAACTCCATAGTCCACGCCATCACACGAGAACTGACCGATGACCTCCATTACACGATCGTCTGCTGGGCCACTGACGAGAGGATCGTAAGGGAGCTCGGAGCAGATTTTTCGAAGACGTGCCTTCAACGACTCCTTAGGACCAACCATCAGGCCCGTTGCACGACAGAAGTCGTCCGACAAGCCTAGCCACGATGCCTCCCAGTCACAGATCAGTGACCACGCTGTTGCTCGCTGTTGGTTGTACCAGAATGAGGTCTTCGAGGGGAAACCTTTAGCAAGAATTCGCCACTGCATGATAAAGGCCTCGAGACCTTCATCCTGGCCGACGATCGCCGAAGCGAACTCGTTGGCTAGGCAGCAGTGGGCAGGATCCCAGGCATTGAATCCAGCGGTCGTCTTCTGATCGGTTGTCCAGCTATTCGCGGTATCCTTATTGATCGACAGATCCTCGCGAACATCGAACGGCTGGACGTGGGAGAGGGGTCGTTGATGCTCGTCGTTCGAGAAGGACCGAAGCGCCGCCAGGCCTTCGGTCCTTCTCGCCGCATCCAAGTCCACCGCATATCTCAGCGCAGGCGACGTATACCGCCGGGCAGAAGGTCCAGTCGTGTGCGTCCACGGAACAAGGTCGTTCTTCTCGTTCTTATCCAAAGGCGTCCAGGCTACTGAAGCTGGAGGTATCAGCCTAGCCATCATATGTAGTGCGAAGAGGTTCGGTTTCTCTTTCGATGGGTCACCCGCCACCAGGACCTTTCCCGTATGCCCTTCTAGAAGATACTTCGCCGAATACCCAGTCTCAGCGTTCCACACCGAGGAGTATCCTGTCACCTTGTTCGTGAATTTCTCGTACGCATGCCCATCCTCGACCACATAGTCGTATTCAAGGCTTGAGAGTTTTGAGACTAACATTCTCGTAATCCTCCGGCCAGGGTTCTAACAACTCGAACTCTGATTCCCAACGTTTCCTACAAGCTTCAAGGGGTGGCAGCAAAAGCGCCACCCCATTTTCGACCGTTACATCGCGCCCATCTGCATCCTTATACCCTGAAATTCCCATTAATCTTCGCTTTTTCAGAGGTTGTGGTAAAACTTTACGAAGGAATTGGCCCAGCCTCGTTTGGCTGGAGCGAGCAGAGTAGGTCTTCCAGATCTTGCAGTGTCGCATCATGGATGCTTGAAGAGCATCCGTGAGGACATATGGGGGCCACTCACCGTCACCGAGAAGGACTCTTCCTTCTCTGAGGCAGCCGTACCACCAGTCCATTTCCATCGACATAGACAGCAGCTTCTCCTTCCGAAGAGCCGCGGTCTTCGGACGATTTCGAACATCAAAGTCGTCGAGAGGCAGAGACTGGAGAAAGTTCAGCAGGGCCGAACTTCCTCCAGCCCTCATACTCTGGGCCATTTCACGGAAGTAACTTCGGTCCTGCATCCTTTCATCAGAGACGTCAAGGACAAAGAACCGACGGTCATCCATATCCACAGGGACAGCCCAGGACTCGTTGGAGGCCATGATCAGATGTGTGCAGTTCTTTTGAATCTCAATGTCATACCCTTTAGATTCGATGGCCAACGAGGACTCTGTAATTAGAGTCTTCAATATGGCTTCATGCTTCTTGTCCCCAGCATAAAACGCCTCGTCTGCGAATAGAATGACACAGTCACGCAGGTGAGCGTTGAAGCTGCCGACGAGGTGCTTCGAGTCTGAGACGGCGATGTAGTGGCGCCCGAAGAGGGACCCGAATGTGCTGGAAAAGAAGGACTTTCCTGTTCCCATCCGTCCCTTAAGGACGACAGCCACCTGCCCCGGTTCAGCGGGGTGCTGAACCGCATTAGCCATCCAAAAGAGAAGATACTGATAGGCTTCTTCATCACCCTTACACAGTACATTCTTCATGTGGTCAAGGAAGACTGAACAATCCCCCGCCTTCGATTCTACGGCGAAGCCCCTCCACATGTTGTAAGCGCCTGGGATGTCCTGCCCCGGAGCAAATACGAGGGATTCATACTGTCGCCGACGGGGATGGTGAAGCCACCACCTTCCAATGGGCGCGCTGAACTTGCCGTCTTCAGACTCAATTTTCTCATTGAGATAGCGGTTAGAGAAGTGCTCGAAGGTCTGACGGCTGATACGGACTCGGCCCATGTTGTGATCGAAGATCTCGGAGACTACCATGCAGCGACCGCTGATGTCGGCGATCACCGCATGGCGCTCGTTGAGCTCGAGCAGCTTTGGGTCAATCGCCATCTCACGAGCGCGTTCGATGGTTCTGAGAGCGACTTTTTCGGGGTTTTTCTGCTCTAGTATGTGAGAGCTGATTCCGAATGCGGGGTCTGTGAGGATGCTGTAGATCATTAGATCCGTGGCGCCAGCACGGACAAGTTCACAGGCTACATACCAGACGACGTCGCTACGGTCTCCGCCCCACTTCTGCGGATCCTCTGGGTCGCCACCCTGAACTATGACGACTTTAGTGTAGTCTTTGACCTCTGAAGGCAGTTCTTCGATCGATTTGAGACGAGGAATTGACTTCAGGTCTGGGATGTTGAGCGTATGCCCAATCGCAACGCCATTCTGGTGGGTCGGTTTGAGCCTCTCTACCTTGGCTTTCTTGAAGGCGGTTAGGTCATAGGCAACATTTCGGGCGAGGACAAGCCTGGCCATACTTGGAACACGACCAGACTTAATTTTCTTTTCGCTGGGCCAGTTGATCGTCCCAGGAATCCGCATGAGGCGGTCGATATTGTGGCACTTATCGCCACCAAGTTGGTTCTCGATCTGGAGGTTATAGAGCTTCAACTCCTCAGCATGATTGATGTCGATCACAACCGCCGGCGACTTCAGTCTCCAGAACGCTTGGTAACCACCGCCTGAGAAAGTCACCAGAGAGGGTGACGGTAGCCCAGCGGGGTTGTCGGACGAAATAAGCGCCTCGATCCTCTTCTGCTCCTGGGCAAGATCCTCACCCTTACGGGGGTCGATGTCTACGTGAAGCCAGCGGAGCTCTTTAATATCGTCACGGGATGGCTTAATCCCAGTCTTCTCTTTGACGGAATTGACCGTGAAGTAGAGATTCCGCCTCTCGACTTCATTCTGAAGGATGATCCATTGAAGAGCCTCTTCAATTTCGCCTGGCGAAAATGTTCGTGTGACGGTTCCCTTCTGGTCAATGCGGATAGCCGTCATGCCCCAGAATTCGCCCAGGGGTTCCCAAATCGATAGGAACTTCCTGACCTCTAAGGTGTCGGTATTCATCGGTTACGACACGGTCAGAACAGCGTCCCGGAGTTCGTCAAGGCTCGGGTTCTTTGCAAAATACTTTTGCGCGTACAAAAATAGATCTGCTTTACAAACCTTCCCCACCGATTCCCAGACCGGCTCACCATTGAAGAAGAGCCATTCGTTTCCGACCTTAAGAATAAGGATGGACGACCCACCAGCACGCCCACGCATCTTGCTGAAGAGTCGTTGCTCCTGGGTGAAGTGATCGATCAGAACAGGAGTGTCCTCCTGTTCTGGCCAACCCTTAAGTTCTTTAAGCTCAATCCACCCCAGCGAGTAATTCACATCTGGTGTCCCAGGCCAGATCGGATTCTCAACCGCGACGGCATGAAAGTTATGGAGAGCCTTCACAACCATCCCGCGCATATGGGATTCAGACATCGATGGACTCTTCGATCAGTTCAACGGTCGAGGCCCCGAAGATCTCTAGGGACTTCTCCCATTCGTCCTTCCACCGTGTCGGGGTTTCTCCGCCAGCAACGCAGATTCGACCAACTCCAGCACCGATCAAGTTACGTGCGCACTCCTTACAGATGAAAGGGACCGAGACGTACACGTTACAGCCACGGAGGTCTCTCCGTGCTTGCAGTACCGCGTTCATCTCCGCGTGAATCGTGAACAGGAGCTTCGTGTCGCGGTCTGCAAGCCACTCTGGGCGATCGACCACCCCTGGTGGGAATCCGTTGTAGCCTGTTGAGATAACGTGCCTATTGTGATCTGTTAGCACACAGCCAACTTTTGTGCTGGGGTCCTTAGACCATTTCGAGATCTCCTTCGCGAGCTTAAGAAACCGTTCGTCCCACTTGTAGAACGTTCCATCTGTCACTTGCATTCCCCCCAACTTGGTCCGACCTCAATGTCCACCTTCGAGGGGACATTGAGGTCGAGGCTGCTCCGCATGATTTCGGCTAGACCCTCGACACTTTCCCTACAAGGTGCTGAGAGATCAAGTTCATCGTGAACCTGCAGGCGAAGCTGATAGCCCGCTTCGTCTGCACGGACCATACTGATCTTTACCTGATCCGCAGACGAGCCTTGGACCCAGCGATTGAGCGCTTTGTGCGTCCAGTCGAAGGTGCCGTCCTGTTTGCGTGGGAACCGGCACCGTCTCCCGCCAAGTGTTCGAATGAATCCACGTTGGTCTGCGAGGCGCTGAATGATGCGAGCGAGCTGTCTGGGGTACGGCACAAGACGATTGAATTCATCGAGGAGTGCTTTGCCTTCTGGCCCAGCAACCTCGATCGTTCTCTTGTACTTCGATGAATACTCCCACTTGGTAGGGAGATCCACCTGGCGACAAAGTTTTGCTTCCCCCATACCGTAACAGAGCCCAAGGAAGATATTCTTAGCTCGATCTCGTCCTGTCTTACCTTCCCACCGAAGCATGTCTCGAAGCATAGCGTGATTGTCTGTTGAAGGATCTTTACGGTATCGCTCGGCGGCTTCGTAAGCTCCAACGCACCCAGCAAGCTCCGCACCGTGCGTAAGAATTCGGGGTTCCTGCTGAGAGAAATCAAGGACTGCCCAACTTTCACCGTCTTCCGGAACATAGATCGAGCGCCAGAGTGGACCGATCTCCGGATCCCTGGCAGGTTGTTGCTGCATGTTCGGGTGTTCAGAAGATATTCTGCCGTAAGCGGCCCCAGCAAGAGCACCTTCCCCGTAGCTTTCTTTTTCATCCTTCTCCCTCCTAAGCTGATTGAAGCCGCAATGCACTCGATCCCCGATCGCGTGCGTACGAATCGACTCAACAAAGGTCGAACGAACTTTGTTCACTCTTCGTGCGCGCTCCAACGCGCGCGCGACGGGGTGATCCACCGAAGCCAGGAACTCTTTATCGATGCTAGGCTTACGAGTCTTTTCGGTTAGAGGTGCTTCAACCCCAATCGTTTTCAGCGCCCTCGCCAGCAACTCAGCTTTCATGCATTCGCCGGGTTGAATTCGGACTCCGGTTTCAGCCCGGACCGTCTCGAGTGCTTTAGTCTCTTCTTCTAGAGACCATTTCTCCACCCTCTCTAGACGATCCGGACTAAATCTGATCCCCCTCCTCTTCATGCGAAGGAGGACGGGCATCAGCTTCGATTCGAGGTTGTAGATCTCCCAGAGCTCTTCTTCGTCGATCTTAGACTCTTGCTTCCTGAGAATAGTAAGGGGGAGGCGTGCGTCCTGTACGCAATAGTCCGCGACGTATCGTGCTGGGAGCTTCCAGAGGTTACGCCAGAACTCGGACCCAACAAATCCGTATGCCGATGCAGCGTCTGAGATCGTCCGCATTTCCTTACCAGGGAGGTCGTAGCGTCCGGCGATGCTATCCAGCGAGTAAGAGTCTTGGAGCTCGTCGAGGATCGGCTCCGCGATTTGGACGTCGCGGAAGAAACGCGGTTTGAACTCGATTCCCTCTTGGAGGAGGTAGTCAAGGTCATATTGGAGATTAGTGCCGGCCAAGTCACCTGTAAAGACTTTAGCTTGATTTTTGAAGTACGAAATAACCTGCCCATCAGGGAGGTTATCACCTTCGAGATGTCGGATCGGTAGATAGTGCGCAGGACCGTCTTCGATGGCAAATCCAATGCCAACGATATACGCACCTCGCCTAACCCCTGGGCCCAGACTCGAGAGCTTTTCGTCGCGCGTTTCGAGGTCAATTGAGACCCTCCCTGCGCCCGCCCACGAGGGCATACTTGCCATCGTGGGTGGCGCCCATTCTATCTTAGGCTTAAACATTGGATGCTGGAGCGTCATTTCGATTCGCTCTCGAGCACCGAACGGTTGTCGTCAATGTACTCCCTAACAGCTTGCTGCGCCTCGTTAAGAAGAGTTTGCTCCTCCAACTCAGTATCTAGCCAAAGAAGATATCCCGCTGGGACCTCTTCCATGGTCTTTCCGTTATACTTTCCAAACGGCATCCGATCCTTGTCGCCTAGCTTCTTCACGGCTTCACGCCTAGCGCGCTGTAAATGAACTGAACTTCCTTCGCCTGATTGATTGCGTCTAGGAGCGCAACATGCGGGTTTTCCATCTTAGGGACTTCGATTGCTCTCATCCTTGCCATGTCCCGTAGCGTTCGGAGGCAGCGAGTATGGTTGTACTTCCAGGGTCGTTCATACCCAAGCTTAAAGTAAGCGTTCTCAAGTATCGCGATGTCAAAGCTAGGAGCGCTGGCCCAGAGGAGGGCCTCTGGGCCGACTTGCGTTCGAAACATCTCAGAGAAGATGGAGAGCGCCTCTTCAATGGCCTGTGGTGACTTGAACAGGTTTACTCTGGCTTGGCCAGTCTGCCCCATCCACCATTCGATCGTGTCACCGTCCATTGTTAGACCAGAGCCGATAGCCGAGTCAATTTTAATGTTAACCTGACCCTGGTCTCCCATCCTATCCGAGAACGGGTCAAAGACACACCAGCCCAGGGACGGAAAGACGGAGGTGGGCGCGCGGCCTAGAGTTTCCAGGTCGATCATCACGTGGCTGAATTCAGGCATTAGAGTTATCCCGATGCGTTGACTTGGCCGACATCGCTCCCTGGGCGCGCATCTCTGCCTCGACGAGCATCAGGTAGCGACGAAGGTCGCGGATGTCGTCGATGATCCCTTCGGCACGGGTATCTTCTTCAATCGCAACAAAGATGTCATAATTGAAATTCTTTGCTTGAAGTTCCAATCTGTCCATCTTTCTGGCCAGCATCATGAAGGCACCAGTACCGCCACGCTTCTTCCAGGAGTCCCCATACGACTCTTGGGCCTTTTTCAATCCAGCGGCATCTTCCGCGCCGATCTCAGAAAGATGGTCGATGTAGTCGCTCACGGTCGATCGCTCCCCCTCTTCCATGTCGTCATGTCCGTCAAGGACTTTACGACTGGCTTCAATTCGTCTGGGACGCGAGACCAGCTCTCACGAAACCAGCTTTTGAGCTCTTCGATGATTCCTTCAATATGGCGATTACCAAAGGCTAGCTGGTCCCTTGCCCAGAGGAATAGCTCGAGGCGGTCGGCTGAGTTAAGCCAAGCCTTCTCGTCTGCAGGAAGTTCAAGCATGATCTCGTGCTTCTTCCGAAGGAGATCCCGTAGACCATGCTCTGCTTCCTTTAGCTCAGGAGAGGACCACCGTGCTGGAGCCGGAATATCACCCGTCACCCTCTCGTGGACATCGTGAAGAAGCACAGCTTCAAGCACCGCTAAGGAAGGTGACGGGTGATACGTTAGAACGATCATTGCCATTTGGAACGAGTGCTGGGCGATGCTATACGATCCGTGATGCGGACACGCATGTGACCGTTCCACAGCACCCGCTTCTCTTAGAAAGAGGAGCTTCTCAGCCTTCTTTTCTGGTGACAGCATTGGCTCTCCTTTCGTGAATGAAGTCCCTGCACGCAAGAGCCCAATCAGACGCTGCGCACCGTCCTAGCGCTTCAAGAGCGCTATCGAAGCGGTCCTCGCTCTTTTTCTTAAATAGAGCCCAGGCTGCTCTGAGAGGAGATGCAACTTCATTAAAGAATCGAGTCACGTAGATTGAAGGCTCGTTCTTCATGAACTGGCTGAGGTCGTTGCGCCAGTCAGAAGCTGACTCCCCATTCTTCACCATGGAAATGATTTCGCCAGGACGCACAACGTATGGATCCGTCTCCTTAATCTTGCTAGTCTTCCAGGTTTTCTCATCGCCGAATAGACCTACCTCTGAAGGTAAGTCATTCAGCAACGAAAAGTGCCGCTCGTAGATGTGCGTGTTCATCGAGACCTGGTAATACTTTCCAACCGGCACGCCGATGCGCGTGGCCATAAATTCTAACAGCATAGAAAAGTGAACTACGTTTGAGCCGTAGGTTCCCCAGATCATGTCGTTGGACCTATTCGAAACGAACAGGTCCAACGATCCAGACGTCCCAACCTGGAAGTAACAGTGCGTATTGCACGGCACATCCTTGCTGGCAAGGCCCAGGTCCAATCGAGCGTCCCACATTGTGAGAACTTGACGACGGTCGTCCTTATGCTCAGCTAGGGCGCTGGCGATACGTTCTAGTTGGTCATAACCAAAATGGCTGCGCCAACGAGCACCATAAGCGCCGTTGAACGTCAGTCCATCGTCGCTGAACTGGCCGAAGGTCGAGTTGTAGAACTCGATCCAGGATACGTCCTTACGCCCATCCAGCATCCAGAGAGCTTCGAAGAAGTGAAAGAACGGGTTAGCTTTTCTGCTTTTCGAAAAGATAACACGTTCTTGCGGCCGCTCGTATACCGTTGTGACTGGATACGGGAAGACCTTCACCTTCCCGTTCCGGCTTTCGCGTTCCACGCCGTACAGCTTCATGTGCTGGGCAACACGCGGAAGGATCTGTTGTGCATTCCTTCCTTGGAAGACGTACATTGGGTTCTCCTAAGTGGTAGTGAGTTTAAACGGAATTCTGAACTTCCAGTCTGAAGGGAACAGGAGGTACTCCCCGTTCATTAGTAATCTCGAAACGAATGACAAAAGGGGGTTACCTTTCTCGTCAACAACTTCGACTAGAAGACACTTTCTTTTGTAAGTATCTTGAACCGTAATTCTGACATTTCCGACAAATTCCCCTTCTGCTGGGAATTTGCCTTCAAGGAATTGCTGCTTAACGTAATCGCTAAGTCTTACTCCATTCTCTTCCATGTCATGCTGCTCCATGGAACACAGAACGTGGTCTTCCCTCTCCGTGCTTCACTCTGAGATATTTATCAACCTCACAGAGACTATGCTGGATATCCCGCATTTCGAGACGTGGGAACCACCTAGGAAGGTTCCGGGGGGCCTCCTCTAAGAGCCTCTGCATAAGCGGTAGAGCCTCGGCTCTAGAGACCGTGGGCGAGGGTACTCCCCGTAGACGGCCGTCCTCTCGTAGGAGCCGACGGAGCCCTCTGATGGCTCCAGGACCTGCATTAGCCCAGGAGTCAATGTCGGGCGAACAACGGAGGAGAGAGGTCCATCGAGCGTCCGTAACAAGCTCATAGGACATGAACGGTCCCCACCCAAGAAGCTTATTCGTACGCATCCAGGACCAAGCACCTTCAAGTGGAAGCGGAGAGTCGCTAGAATGACGGAATGGGCAGTCGCGTCGCCTTGCGAAGAGGCCACCAACCACTCCTTCTGCGATGTAGGCCTGCTTCGACTGGCCGAACCACAGGTTACTTGGGCTGCTCGGTGCGCTAATCATGTAGGCACCCGTATAGATCTTACGACCTTGATCCTTACGCTCCTGCGTCAGTTTCGTAACGGCGCGAGAATCAAAAGCGCGCGAGATAACCGGCCACGTCTCAGGTCCACCGTCAATGAGAGCTTGAAGTGTCTCTGGGAGGTTGTAGATTCTAGCCATGCCGAGCATCACAAACAAATTTGGATGCTTGTCATAGGGCTCTCGAATGTTTTCACGGATCCAAGTCGTAACGCGATCATGCTCCCGGAACACATTGCAGAACTTAAAGGTCTGCAAGATAACGTCCTGCGTAAACGGAGGGCGTATTCCTGCCATTCGGTTTTGACGGATTTTCTCACGCTCCGTCATCCAGTACCAGAGCGGTTCAGGGTAGAGCATTGACCGCCATCTCACAGTCCCAGAGATACTTCACGAGCGTCTGATACTCTTGACCTGCTGGAAGATCTAGAACCTTGACTCGTTGGCTCTGCATCGCCTTCCGCCTCGTTGAGCGAACGGCGTCATGCTTGTGACGAACATTCTTCTCTTGGAAGGCCTTGCCACCGTTCCTGGCGTAGATCCTTTTGACACACTCTTCAGGAGAAGTTTCGAGGTAAGCCCAGGTGGTCGGAAATTCAGCAGCGAATTCGTACCACGAGGAGAAAAGACCGGAGGCAAGAGCTCCTTCCGCGAGGACGTGCTTAACGCCATCTGTTTTGACTGCAAGACGGATGGCGTCCCTTTGGGTGTCGGTGCTCTTGATTGAATCAAGACCACCGGACATCATCTTATAGCTGCCAATCACACAGATCCCATCCCCAGTCACGTGCCCTGGGATGATAACCGACTTCCCACTTAAAGGGCAGATAAGCGGTCCTAGGTCCAGCACCCTAACCGCTTGCTCGAGAAACTTTCGAGCAAGAGTCGTCTTTCCTGAGCCGTTGGTGCCGCGAATATTAACGAACATCACACTTTCCTCAGAGTCGGAGCGATCTTATTCCTGATCGCTTCGAATTCTCTCTGCTCAGACGCTTTCTTAGAATTCGCTCGATCAACAGAGTCCTTCGTCCCAGCAGCGATCAGGACAGAAGCAATGCCAGCAAGAGAATTAGCAATCGTCATGAGATGATTACCAATTGTGAGAGTGGCGCAGCCCTTACATGGGGCAGTAGCCTTCTTTTCGCCGTAGTAGTGGTTCTTACAGCCACAATCAAGTTCTTCAATCTTGTCCGGCTGCTGCTCCTGCTGATCCGTCATTTCCTTCTCCAGAATTTGCGGAGGCGAGAAGGCTCCCCATCCGCGTTCCTAACGCCATCGTTAAAGCTATTCTTGAAGCACTCGTGCTCTATATCCATCATAATCGGCTGACCCGTGCGTAGGTAGTGGTTCTGCTTGACGGGGACACAGCCAGGATCGGACAGAGTATCTTCCAACCTTAGATAAGAGGGAAGATACTTTGTCCGAGCCTCCCAGAACACCGAGAAGTCTATCTCGGGCCATGAATACTCGGCAGCACAAATACGATCGTGCATGAGGTCGTTGTAGACGTTTGGATACCTACGATTCGGCCGATGCCAGCTTTTGTACGTGCATAGAGCGCTCTCAAGGGTGAAGAGGTTCGCATCCTTACTACCCATAGCACCTCGCTCATGTACCTCAGCCAGTATTTCATCTGCCTCTTGGATAAGTGTCTCCACCAGACCCGGCGGATAATCGCCTCCGAACATTGGATTTGAATGGTGCCAGTCATACTCATCTCTCCCAGTAACGATGCAGAGACCGTTCCTGTGCGACTTACTACCGCTCATATCGTGAAGGAAGAGTGTGTCGCAGTCGAATTTGACACCAGCGATTTTAAGGTATTCGCTGTATGAGAAGGCTGAGAGTCGGCCAAAGGTGTAGACAGAAGTCGCCGCGTCCCAGATGGCGGAGAAACCACCATCTGCAATTTGGTCCAAGAACTTCTTCTGACTATAATCTCCAAGGAGATTATAATACGACGCCAAAGACTCCATAAGGAAAGGTTTATGGTGCCGTCGATCGGTGTCGTACTGAAGACGGCCATAGTTCTCCTCGTAGAACTTCTTCAACGATCCAAGATCATCCTTGCCTGCATTGAAGAGGAGCCAACTTGTAACTGGGTTCTGCGTGTTACCGTTGAGGAAACAGAAGAAGAGCGTCTGCTCATCATCCCACTTATACCGCTCTCGAAGGAATGGTATTAGATAGTACACACCACCGGGATGGGACTTGTACCGAAGATGAAATTCATAGAACCGAAGGAATGTTTCTCTTCGGTATTCCTTCTTCCGGAAGTCGAGCCCAGGTGATAGGGTCATCTCTGGGCCACCAGAAGAACTTTGCCGGTTAACTTCCGACCGGCCCAGCGATATGCTTTGAGTCCGTATCGGCGATCAAGATCCAAGCCATGAGGTGGATCATCTCCTGGCTCTGACATCTCGTTCAGAACATAGTCATCATGAATAATATGCAAGTTAGAGCCGCTGATCTGAACGCCAAGATCTACAGCTTCCTTTATGATCTTCTTGCGGTAGTGGTCTAGGAAGCCGGAAGTTGGCTTATGGCTTAGATACGCACAAACAGTGAAAGCAAAGGGCATATTCCTGAATATAAGCGAAAGAAGGGCAGAGACCGCCCTCCCTGAGTCGTCTTGAACCAGGACATGACCATATGTCCCAAACATGTCAGGATGGGTAAGAAGCCGCTCCCGGATCGTCTTCGTTATCTCTAGGCAGTCGCTCCAGTCCCAGAGAATCAGGCTCTCGCCGATGCCGTTCTTCTTAATGAAGAACCGGACGATTGCTTCTTGTTCACTGAGCTTAGCGCGCTCAATCAACATCGGGATCGCGCCGTGTGCCGCGGCTTCGGCGTGCCGTGACTCTGGGCCGCCAGAAGTAAAGAAGAGGCACTGCCTTTCCCTAGCTTGGCACGCTTTAGCAAGAGAAAGAGAGAAGGTCGTGTAAGATCTTTCGATCGTCGAGATCGTAATAGATTTAGGAATCCGATTCAACATCTCGAATAGGCCAGCCTCCTCGGGTTCTGTGCCTAGGGTTATAACCGAAATGTCGATCTTGCCCGCCATCGCCAATCCCCCTTAGTTGCAGTCTCGACGGCCAGTAGCCGGATCGAACGCGCAGGATGAAGGCTCAACGTCCTTCAAAATCGGTGCGCGTTTCCCTTCCATCTGAAACGTCGTACAACCTTTACAGCCATTCTTCCAAGCCTGGAAATAAAGATTCTTGAAATCTTCCCATTTTGTGGAAGCTGGGACGTTGCAAGTCTTTGACACGGAGGAGTCTACGTGTTTAGAGGCAGCGACGAGCACGGCAAGATGCTCGTCGATACTTACATCCGCCGCCTTCTTACCGAACACGCCAAAGTTCTTAACGCCATAATCCTCGACCGTGATTTTACGAGGTCCTTCGAACTCGATGACGGTCCGTTCTGTCTTGTGAGAAAAGACAGGTTCGATTCCGCTAGAGACGTTATCAGCGCACAGGCTAATCGTGCCAGTCGGGGCGATAGACGTCAAGTGCGAGTTGCGAATACCGTGTCGTTTAATTCCAGCACGAGTTTCTTCGCTGAGACTTCGAATGAACTGCCCATCGAGATACTCATCCTCATACTTAGGGAAGGAACCTTTCTCCTTTGCTAAGTCGATGGAAGCTCGGTAACATCCTTCCTTGATTATTCTTAGGATGGTTTCAGTCAGGCTAATGAATTCAGGAGTTCCATATTTAAGGCCCTGTGCTTCACACGCATTCGCGAGACCCGTTACGCCCAGACCCATCCGTCGCTTACTCCGCGCTTCTTTCTCCTGCTCATAGAGCGGATAGACAGCGCGGTCTACGACATTATCCATCGCGCGAACAACATGCGGGATGTCCTCCTCAAGCATGCCGAGGCGGAACGCGTTATTGTCATTCTTATCCACGTATTTGGCGAGGTTAAAGGAGCCAAGTAGACAAGCACCATAAGGAGGTAAAGGTTGCTCCCCGCAGTTATGTACGAGGACGCCGTCGTTCTTGCCGGTTTGGATGAAGAAACGATTAGTTTCTTCGACAGTTCCACAAAAGACATCTTCTACTTCTTCGAGGAATTCGACAGAGATGACCTTATGGTTAGCCGTCTTGATCCGATGCTGAACCGTGTACTTCGAGCAACCAACTTGCTTCGCAATTTTGTTGAAGCTAAGACCAGACCCACGAAGCTCAAGAATTTTTTCCGTGGAGACTTCATCTCTCCAACGGCCATTCTTTGGCCCTCGTGTGCAATCTGGGAAAAGCTTCATTGGGTTTCTGCCCGGCATCCTTCTTAAAGGATTAGAGTCACCAGACATATGAAGACGCTGGTGCTCAGTAGAGTCGATGACCTCTAGATTCGAAGGCCTGTTATCGCCTTTCTTGCCGTTGATATGATGGGTATGGACTTTAGATCCAAGACCCTTAATTCCTTCAAACGGGACATGATGTTCAAGTGGGTGAACAATTCCGTTCAAAAGGTTTAAGTACCCTTTCGAATTGGCCTTATGCCTATAGACGGATGCCAAAGAATCCTTAGGCTGTAGATCCTTTGCTTTGCACTCACTACCATCACGCATATAGAAAACGTGATTAGGAGTACAACGAATCTCGCCACCATTATCAAGCTTAATCCTAACTAACTTTGCTTTGGTCGCAGTCCGACGAATGTTAGCCATTTTTCGATAGACAAGTTTACCATCAGGAAGCTGTGTTAGGACGAGGACACTTTCCGGGTTAGCCTCAGCGAGAGTCGAGAACTGGACAGGTCCATACTCTGCTGTCCATACATGAGTATCACCAGTGAAACAGGGATTCGTCGCAGCGATCTGTTCGCAATAGTACAGGTTATTCATGCGGTTGATCGCGTCGATGAATAGGACGCCAGGTTCCGCCCAGTCCCAAGTCGAGCGCATGATTTGTTCCCAGAGAGCGCGAGCATCAATCTCGCGGTAGTTCTCTCCAGCAAACTTCAGCATGAACGGGGTGCCACTCTCGACGCACTGCATGAAGCCGTCAGTCACGGCGATCGAGATATTGAATCCCGTAAGGCGCGTCCCATTTTGCTTCGCGTGGACGAATTCCTCGATATCTGGGTGATCAACGCGGAGAACACCCATCTGGGCTCCGCGCCGGTGCCCAGAGGAGGCGACGCAACGGCAGATAGCGTCGAAAATATCCATGAAGGATATCGGACCAGAGGACTTGGAACTCAGCTTGCGGATCAGAGCGCCGCGTGGGCGGAGCGTGCTGAAGTCGTAACCGATTCCACCTCCCATCCTCATCGTAGTCGCCGCTTCCTTCGCACGCTCCATGATAGAGCCGTGGCCATCGACGAAGGAGTCCTCGATGGTTCCACTGACGAAGCAGTTGTACGGCGTCGTTCGCTTGGAGGACCCAATCGCTGACTGGATCCTACCACCTGGCAAGAAGCGCATCCCGAGAAGGATGTCGCGTGTCTTGAAGTAATGCTCGTCGTTGTCTTTGAGCGCCGAAGCGACCCGGTTCATTGCCTCCTTGAATGTCTCCCCACCGTGTCGGTACTTCTCAGCGTGCAGCGTGTCCGAAAACTCTAGTTGCGGCCCTTCCACCTAGATCTCCTAAGATCTTGCCAGCGTAACCCTATTAGACGCTCTAGTAATTGCCGTATACAACCAGCGTTGTGCTGTGTCACGGAAACAATAGGATTCATCAAACACAAGGACCGATCCCCATTGTGATCCTTGCGACTTGTGAACCGTCAACGCATAACCGTAGTCGAACTCTTCCGCTTGGCCATGCTCCCAATGTCCTAGCTCACGTCCTTCGAATGCATGCCGATAGACTGGGATTTCGAGCGGGGGATCCTCCTTAGACTGCTCTGGGCGAAGAATGGACATCGCAAGCATTTCATCGTCGATCACGTTACTGCTAACGACAACCCAGAGTTCGCCGTTTAAGAGTCCAAGTTCATGGTTGTTCTTGAGACAAACTATCTTGTCCCCCGCAACCGGAAGAAGGTCCTTCCTGCCCAGGATCTCGCGGCATCGACGGTTAACGCTCTGCCGCGTCGAATTACGACCGACGAGAATCTGATCATACTCCATCACCTTCTCTGGCGTCAGCTCACGCCGAGGAATGACTAAGGATGTTCCGTAGGTTCCGTTACTGAGGTACTCCCCAAGTCTGACTTTAGTCGCCAGGTCGATGATCGGCGAACCCTCGGCCTGACGGTGAATCTCCGTCAGCATGATATCGGGGGTCCCCTCGGTGAAATATCCGCAGCCTCTTACCGGCGGCAGCTGGGCAGGGTCACCCAAGACGAGGATTGGGCATTCAAAGGACAAGAGGTCCTCCCCCATCTTGCGGTCGACCATCGAGCATTCGTCAATGATTACCAGCTTTGCCCTTGAGAGATCGCTGGCTTCTTTGCACTTCAAGGAGAAGGACGGCTGTTTCAGCCTCTTCTCCTCGTCTAGGATCTCTTTGGTGAGGCGAGAAACTTCCGTGAGAGATTTTTCGTCTTTCTTCTCATTCTCCTTCACCAGCATGTGCTTCAGGTCCATAAGCCGAAGCTTCGACTTCTCAGCTGGGTTGTAGATCAGCTTATGGATAGTTGTGGCGTTAAGGCATCCTTTGCTTCGAAGCACCGAGGCAGCTTTGCCTGTGAAGGCTGCGAATAGCGCAAGACCTTCAATGTCCGCAGAGAATCCCTTCGCCAGCGTTGTCTTTCCTGTTCCGGCATAGCCGAAGAGCCTGAAGAGAGGCTCTATTCCAGCTTCGAGCCACGCTCGAACGGCGAGGAGAGCTTCTTTTTGCTGAGGCGCGAGTTGCATAGCGATAAAACCCCCTGCGATGGCTAACGGAGACGGCGGTTTGGGGAGGGGAAAGACTCCGCCAGCCACCGCAGGGAGCTCTTTCTTAGAAGAGCTTGTCGGCGTTCGCGCCGCTCGACTCACCACTGGCAGCACCAGCAGCGTGATCAGCGCCACGCGCACCCTGAGCAATTTGCTCGCTCAGTGCAGCGCACTCTTCGAGCAATGGATTCGGGGTCTTCCCGTCCTCAAGAACCGGCGGCAGTAGGGACTTCGCCGTACTGTCGTCGATGGCGGGACCAACCGCGAAGTTGAAAAAGTCGCCCTGGGCGTTCTTATCAGGCACCGAACGAAGTAGCAGTCGATGCGCAAAGAGCGGGGGCTTCCCCTTGTACGAACGAAGAACCTGCATGAACCGCTTGTAGACTTTGATCTTCGTGCTGGTGAAAGCGACGCAGACGGCCTCCACTCCTTCCGTAGAATCGGGGGCTGCGAGCCGGATACCGAAGACGTAGAAGGTCTCAGTCAGTTCATTGCCTTCATCCGTCTTATAGTCCCCGAACTCCTTCGAAGCATTCTTCGCAGTCGTGACGATATCAGAATCAACGGGGTGCACGCCCTGGAACCCTCCGCCCTGGGCACGCGGCCGGAACTCGACGAAAACGTGCTGGGTAGCGCAGGGGATGAAGTAGACGCCCTTGACACCGTCGATGATCTCGCGAGTCACCGAATTGATGAGCATTCCAGGCTTTGCCTTGTCGTCGTACTTCGGCTTACCCTGGATCACTTCCGGACTGTTCGACTGAATCACGCCGAGAAACGGGAGAGCAAAGTCTGCCTGACTCGTGCCCTCAAAGCCCTTGCCCTGGTGCTGGCCGTAGTCATACTTCACCGGCAGCTGGGACTCCTGGGCAGCTGGCTCTGACGAGGGCGGGGGTGATGCGTTGCGCTTGCGTACCATTCTTAGGTTCCTTGTTCTTAGTTCATCCCTGTAACTTTACCGCCTCAGGGACAATCAGGCGGGAACTTCTACCTTGGCCTTCTTGACGGCGCCGGCACCAAAGAGTTGCATAGGGAAGGGTCGCCCCTCTTCAAGCTCCTCCGCGATGTGGGCGCGCATTGTTGAAGATTCAACGTAGCGGTCAATCTTCACATTCGGGAACGCCTTCTTCAGGATCAGAAAGAGAGCCATCGCCTCAACTTCCTCCTGCTGGGTGAGGGAGACAAGAACTTCTCTCTTGATCATCCCGCCCTGCTGGTTGTCAATCAGCCACTGCATCGCTTCTTCCTTCTTTTCCTTCGGAATCGAGCAGTAGATGGTGGATCTGACTTGGATCTTTAGACCTTCCTTGGTCTTAAATGTCTCGAGCCCAATTCGTTCCATCTCATTCGGAAGGAGCTCTTCTGAGACGGTCTCTAGGGCTTCCTTCGCTTTCTTCAGAGCGATCTCTGCCTTTTCGACCTCTACCTCAGCTTCGACCTGTCTCTGCGCGAGCGATCGAAGCTGTTGCATATCCGTTGCCGGTGGATCCTTTCTGTACCGTGCGTAAACGTCCTCAGGCATGAATCACTCCCACCCCTGGAATTGTTGCGGCGGCAACTTCGTAGCTCTGGGTCCCGCCTGACCAGTACAGGCAGCGAACTCGGCCACCATTATGCTTTGCTGCAATCGCAACGGCCCAGCCGATGAATACTGGATTGCCAATTAGGAGTAGCGAGTCTTTGTCGCTGTAATCAGACAGAGAACGTTCCATTAGACCGAGAACCTCTGGAATGTTTTCTAGAGTCGCTCGGGGCGGCAGAACGAACTTAAACTCTCCAAATTTTTCTGCTGGGCTAATGTCATACTTCGGGACCAGGTCGCCTCTGTTCCGGTCATAACGAAGATGATTCTGGACTACGAATACTCGTGGTAGCATGTTAGACCCATTCTGCGAGGTTATCGCCGTTGACTTCACTGGCGATTCGCCGCTTTGTTCTGAGCGCGTTGAGAATTTTTTCGTCTACAGTGTCCTCGGCAACGATGTCGATGTAGAGAACTTGGTTGTCCTGCCCAAGACGATGGGCTCTATCTTCAGACTGAAGCCTATGCTTGAGACGAAAAGTGTTATTGTAATAAATAACAGTTCTCGCCTCAATCAGCGTAAGCCCAGCACCACCAACCGATGCCTTCGATACGAAGGCCCTGGCCTCTCCAGAGTGGAAACGGTCCTCTTCCCGATGGCGATCGTCTGGGGCAACTTTGCCGTCATAACGAGCGAAGGTGATTTTCATCTGACCAAGAAGGTCACAGATCAAATCTATGTCCCGCGTGAATTTGGCCCAGATAATGAGCTGGCCGTTCGTCTGCTCAAGAATTTCTCGGAGGCATTCAAGACGGGGGTTACTTGCGTCTGGGTGAAGATTAAGGAACTCGTTCTTAACAAGATTCGATTTTGTCTCAAGTATGTCGGTATAGAATTCCTCTAGATCCTCTGGATCATAGTTTGCAGTAATCTTGTCTCCCCAGTCGACGGTTGCAGTCGTGGGCACGAATCCAGAAGTAATCTGCTGGAACCGCGTGAGACGGACCATGGCGAGAACCGCAGTAATCGTCTCGCCGCTATGAATCGTGGACTCGTATTCGTTCTTAAGGTTCTCGTAGACCCTGCACTGCTCAGCGGTCATCGAAAAGTATCGCTTCTGGTAGAGCTTCGGTGGGAGCTTAAGTGTGCCATTCTTCGTGACCCGGTTCGAGGTAGAGCTAATCACTCCTTTAAGAAGCTCAAGATTCCGATAACTAATGAGCTGTGGATAGGCCCTACCGTCTTGGCCACCAATTCTTCGCTCCTCAAAGATGCCGAAGAACGATTTGAAGGCCGCGAATCCCTTACAGCCAATCTTCTCCCAGATTCCGGAGTCGAGGAATTTGAGCTGGGAGTAAACATCAAAGGGACTCTCGTCTACGAGAGTCCCTGTAAGGATCCGTCGGTAGACTGCATACTTGCTGGAGGCTAAAACACGAATCGTTCTCTTCGCCTTCGGCGACTTGACGTTATCCGATTCGTCAAGGACGTAGAGACACTTCCTCTTCGTAAGAAGGCCCTTCACGAAGTCCCCGCCACGGTCTGTCATCAGAGAATCGTATGATATTGCGACACAAAGGAGACCTCCTTTGTGTCGCTGGGCGATTGCTGCGGCGAGAGCATGCTTCTGCGTGGACGACTTCTGCCCAGACCAGGAGAAGGTCCACACGTCTCCACATTCAGGGAGATGTGCGGGAATTTGGTCGCTAATCCACCGTCTGTGAACGCCAGATGGCGCGACGATAAGAAGAGTGTCGATTACGCTCTTGTGGTAGAGATACGCTGCGGTATCAAGAGTGGGCTTGGTCTTCCCGGTTCCCTGCTCCCACAAAAGACCCCACGCTGTGAGGTCTTTCGTACGATCAAACCACTCCGCCTGATGCGGGAACGGCTCCGTCTTCATGACGAACATTGGGTTCTCCGGGGTTCTTTCGCTCGGGCGGCAACTTTACCCTTCCGGGGTGGCCTACGCTAGGACGTGCTGGAAAGAGCACTTTTACTGGGGTTCTAGAAGCCTCCCACCGTCGTCTCGTCGTCGATGATCGCTCCAGTGTTGTTGCGAATCTGATCCATGATTCTCTGATTGTGAGAATCTCGACCTGGCTTCGTCGCGCCGCAGTTAGCGAGTATGCAGTCCTTAAGCTTGTCAGGATCAGTCATTCGGACCTCTGGCGCAGCGAACGGGGCGTCGAGTCGATGCCCCGTTTCGGGCGGCACAGTACCGTTTCCAAGTCTCACGAAGTTCCACTGATTGAAGCCAGGCGCGCCACCACTATTCAGGACTCCGTCGCAAGGGCCACGGCACTGATCGATGAAGAGTTTACCGTTGGCGTTATTGGCGAGAATAACAATGCCAGGGTGAAGGGGATAGGAATTTGGACCAGGATCATAGACAGCACCGACAAGGTTAATCTGCTTATCCGCAATGCCTTCAAATTCGAATGGAGCGCCAGGTTCTGCTGTACCGAAATTACCATAATTATAGACGTAAAGGTTACGAACATCGACGAAGTCAGCGTTGTCGATCTGAATATTACGCTGATTAGAATTAGCAACCGCGGTACGAATGACTGAGACGTACTTCGTTGGATTCAATGGGTCGGCGCTACTGATTACCAAGCCCATCGAGTGGCCCTTGAACGGTGGGCCGACAGTCTTAGGATGAACCGAGTGCCAGAGCGGCTCGCCAATCAGCGTATCGCTGATCGTCATATACTGGGCACCACCCCAAGCTGCAAAGCACTCATCCACAGACCAGAGAAGGTCACAGTGATCAACGACGATGTGGTGGATGCCAGAGCCACCATCCGTGTTCATGCAATCGCGGTCGTCAAATGTGTCCCGTGCTGGGACAATATGCCCCGCGTGATGACGCATGTGGCGAATGACGATGTCGTGAGAGCGGAAACGTAGTTCTTCTCCGCGAAGAGTTACGCCACCGGGCGGAGCAAGATAGCCAGCAATTGTGCAATAGGGCTGGTTAATCGACAATGGAGTGTTGAGTGTGATCACCCCGGCATACTCGAACACGACGATGCGGGGGTAAGGTTCCTTTACTGCCCAGCGGAAGCTGCCTGGGCTGCCGTCGTCGTTCCCGTTCGTAACGCGGAGGATTTTCCCTCCAAGGCCACCAGGAGTATCAGTTCCGTAACCCTGGGCGCTGGGGAACGCGATTGCCATTAGTCATGCTCCTATACCTACGGTCGCGATTGTACCGACCGAGTGCACAGGCGCAGGCAAATAGGACAGGAGTTACAACGCAGAGGATAAGATAGATTTTCATGCTTCTAGACTCCTGGTTGTGGTTGTGATCCTTGTTTGAGGACCTGACTCGTAACTTCTTCGCTGAGTCCAAGAATTGCGGCGAGATCCTTCACGCAATCCTCACATACTTGAGGATTCTGTTCCTCCCACTCCTTTGAGTTAAGGAATTTATGAGCCAACCCAGCACCGTCGTCTGTTCGTTCGATCTTGAATGAACAGACTGAACAAAATCCTTCGATGTCTTTGGTCCTCATGGCGACATCAGATAAGTCCATGCAGCGAGGACGAGCATCGCTGCGACGCAAATGACCCAGACCATACTGGCAAGGCGCTTCATTTCCTTGGCTCCGCGTTCAACTTCGCCACCCTCAGCGACTTCTAACGCTAGGACAAAAATCGTGAATTTTGACCCCCTAGGCAGTCGCAGATCGCCCAGAAGGAATGTCGGGGAGGTAGCCAAGCGCGTTACCCCAGCGGTAGGCTGCGGCGACGTCGGTGCCGAGGTATCGCCTCGCGATGGCGTCGGCGATGAGGTCAAGGGTCCGGATGAACGGATCCCCACTGACAACGCACGATGCTGTGACTGGCATCGTGACATCCTTCCCACCGTGGAATCTGGCCATGCGCCACACATAGTAGCAGCGCGCATCCTTGTTCGATCTGTAGCTCGAGCGAAGATGTCCCTTGAACGTGACAGCATCCTCGATCATGAGCGAGTCCGGTGGGAAGAACTTGCCTGTTGTGCGGCAAGAATGACATGGAAGGTCAGGGAGCTTGGTGTCGGGGATGAGCGAGGACCAGCTGATGATCCCGGTTCCTTTGCATCGAGTACATGAAGCCCACCTTGGCTTCATCCCTCGCCGATCGCGGTATTGATCGGCGACCATAGAGAGGGTTTCGACAAGCTCTTTCTTTGGAGCAGCCCGGAAAGCGGAGGCGAGCTTGGCCATGATCATGCTCAGTCGGAATGAGATTTCCGGGGGTTATCGAGAAAATGACGCCCCTGGGAAAGATTCTTCTGAATTTTCCACTAGTAGCGGGGGTTAGAAAGCCGTAAGGTTGTTGGTGTTACGAGAGAACCCAACTGTGGAGCTAGCCATGACTACGAAAGCTCGCCAAATCCTACCGCGAGATGGCGTCATGAAGGGGAAGGACAAGATCCAGATCTCCGGGATCACACGCCGTGATGGCGAGACGGCTATCGAATTCGTCGAGTTCCTGGACTACTGGCAGACGTCGGCCATACCAAGTATCTACATGGCAGCTGGGGCCTTCTGCGAGGATCGTAGGTACCCAGCCGCAAGGACGTACAAGTTCTTTGACCTCGTCCACATGTACGTTCATAAGGTGCTCCGCCATGCTCCAAGAGACTGATCCTGAGAACCGTCCCTTCAGGAAGGGCGACGTAGTCTTCCTGGAGGCGGAGGTCAACGGAGAAGTTATCGAACTCCGTGCGACAGTGGACGAGGACGAGAAACCGATGGCCGAGATGATCCACGTAGCCCTTGGCTCGCGAAGGATCGACGTTCCGCTCGAGAACCTATGTCTCGTTGAGGAGGAATGACGATGGTCTCCGGGGGCTCGGCGAGGCGAGCCTCGGGTGAGGTCGGTAAGGCCTTTACACCATCGAGCCTCCCCAACGCGGCTTGGGCCGAGAGTCTTCGCCCTTGGTCCTGGAGGGCTAAAATCCGCTCCGGCGACAGGCTCCGAGGGGGCGTGTACCGCACCTTAAGCGCGCGAAACGCCCTTCGGAGGTCGTTTCGCGCGCTCCGTCCGATGAACCGGCTTACCAACCTGACGTACACGTTTGCGAACGGCCAGGAGTGACCGCACACGTAGCCTGTGGCTACGTGTGCGAGCTCATGAAGGATGACAGGCAGCGTGATCATCAACGTCCCGAACTTAAGACCGTCACGAGAATCCGCGCTCGCGCCTTTCTTCTGTGACTTGATGAGCGTCACGCGGAACTGTCCTTCGTAAGGGGTGACGTTGAACTCACGAAGGATCGATTTCCAGGTCTTCGACCTACGAACGCGCCGAATGACCTTTTGGATTCCGCGTTCATCTGGGCGATCAAGAAGAACGTCGAAGGCCGAATCGAACGCGTTACGCTCGGCTCGGTACAGCCTCTTCCTTTGACTATCCCTTCTGGGCAGTCGGTAGACCGTGGTGACGTTCTTGACTGTCCTTCTCACAGCTACAGCCATCTTCGCTCTCCTTGGGTTCTGTGGGTTCTAGCGCAAACGATGAGTTTACCGTCTCATCGCCCTTCGCGCTACATAAAAATTACGGCACTGGATGGTTTTGGTCTTTCCCGGGGCGCGGTCGGCCGCCCGTCCCTCTCCCCTGCACCTGCCCACCCGCACGCCAAGGACCGCGCTACGCGGCGCGATCGCGTGGTCGAGGTGCTGCATGCGCTGAAGGCCGCCGGCCCCACGCAGATCACCAAGGCGATTCAGAAGCGGTGGGGCGAGGACGCCGCCAACGTGGCGAACGTGAACGACATCCTCCGCACCGACAAGATCGCCGAGCAGGTCGGCGATGGGACGTGGAAGTTGACCGCCATCATCGGCGACTGGAAGCCGTTCGCGGTGACCTGATCGACGCCGAGAAGGGAGAGCGCGATGCTCAGGAAAGTTGAGGCGCCGATGACTCGGCGGCGCCGTGACTAGTAAGTCAGAAGCCGGGGAGCGGCGGTAGCATCTTCGCGGGACGTTTCCGCCGCTCCCCTCCGAGCTTTCAACGCCCCCGTAGTTCAGTGGCATGAACAGCGGATTGTTAATCCGCCTGTCGCGGGTTCGAACCCCGCCGGGGGCGCCTAAAGCGTCGTCTATTTTGACGTAGTGGGTACACACTGGAGAAGCCTTCTCTTAGGAGAGAAGCTCCAGGATCTCCCATCTCCGGTGCTCGATACCAGCACGTTGAGCTGGTGTCTCCCCCTTCAACGTGATGTGCGGGCGGCAGTAATTGTGGTGGGCGCAATGCAGCGCCACCGCCGCTCGTAGGGCGTCCGCGCTCTTGGAGAAGTTGAGCGTGAGTCTGGCGAACCGGGACGATCCCATGCGCAGGGACAGATTCCAGCGCTCCACGTGGGATGTCGTCACCTCTGCCATGCTCGGCGTGCCGTAGCGGCAGGTCTTGGTGACCGAGGCCACGGCAGGAGGGGAGTACCGTCCCGGACCGGGGTTGTCAGAACGTTCATCGGTCCCTCGATTCGGTCAACCTGACTTGGTG